AGTAAAAGATGGGGTTACGCTTCTAATATCAGCATCGCCAGTTCCTTTTCTATATTCAGAACCATATACAAATATTTTAAGATTTGTAGGTGATCCGGCACCAAAAGTAGCAGCAAGATCAGCTCCAGTATATGTAGCTACAGTAATTGTTGCTAGAGTAGAAGAAGTATCAACACTATTGGTTACTAAAGCTTTTACTTCAGCTCCAGTAGTAGGATTCATTACTACAATAGTTTGATTAATAGAAATTGCATTATCAACAAAGTTAGCACCCGCAGTAGCATTAAGTACAAAAGTTAAAGTTGTTGCGCTAGCTTTAGTAACATCATTATATGCAATGTGCAATCTATTTTGTTCTGACCAAATTACTTGATCAGAAGTCATAGGCATTTCCGCTCCTACCATACGTAGAAATCCAGAAAGAGTTCGGTTTCCATATCGCTCTACTTCTTGTTCGTAGATCTCAGGAAGATATTGTGCAGCGAAATCTGAAAAATCGTCGCCAGCTTTATCTGTAAATTGCAGATAATTTGTAGACAGAACTTGTTGCTTCTGACTAGGTTTAATTGTCCCAAACGAGGGTACTACATTACTCATGTTTTAAATTTTAAGTGTTAAATTTTTTTGTTTTAATTTTAAGTTTTGAAGAATCTAAACCGCTAATAGCTTTTACTTTTAAACCATTAACAAATACATCACCTGGAGCAGTTTGCCTTGGTTCCGTAGTTATGTTTTTGGTTTTAGCAACTTGTTCTTTAATAGCGTCGGCACGGCCTTGCTCATAGAAATGTGTTGCCATAGTATCAGCATTACGGGCAGCATAAATCGCTTTATGATAACCAGCTGGATCTTTCATTTGACCATCTTTGTCAAGGAACGTCCCGACGAAGTCTGTAAGATCTTTTTGATTATCAGCAGTTGATTCCGGGTCTTTAATACCATATCTAACTTTTTTTTCTCCTAATTTAAAATCAAAACCTTTGAAATCATTAGAAAAATAATCCTTAGTTGTATTAATAAATCTTTCTCGAACTGCGTCATTACGCTTTTGCTCTTCATTGTATCGGTTGAAAAAGTCGGTAGCTTTTTGTTGCTCTTGAGTAACACCAGGTCTTAATTTAATTTCCTCATAATACTTACTCTTAGTTTGCTCTAAAAAGTTTTTGGCTTTTGCAACTTCTTCTTTATACGCTATTTTTTTCTTGCGTATGTCTCTATCCTCGTCTATTTCTTCGTCCCACGCAAAATCTTCTAATAGTAGATTTACATCTTCCGAATCTAAATGAGGTTTACTTGTTTTATAATATTCTTTTAGCAATGTATTATTATCTGCATTAGAGTAGTCTGCGTTAAGTCTAGCATAATCTTCAACATTGCCGCCAGTTTCTTCCATAAACTTTATAAGCTTATCTACTCCTTCGGGAAGCTCTTGTGCTTTTGTTTCCGATAATACTTCTTTTTGTTCCGATACGGTAGCGGAAGCTTCATTGCTTCTATCCACTCCTGTTTCTTCAGAATTATCTTCTTCATCCTCAATAACTTGAATAGGAGAATCTACTTCTGCTTCGCTAGCATTGCTATTATCTTGTCTGGTAGATTTTTCATCTGTTGGCTGCTCGTTTCCTTCTCGAATTCCTTCGCTAGTTTTGGATTCGTTGCGTACAGGTACTTCATCTGCGCTTTGCTTTTGAATGGCATCTTCTTCTTTTTTAAGTTCTACAGCCGGTTTAGAAAGATCTACTTTAATAATATCTTCTTTTCCTACTAATTTTTTAGGAGTTCTTTTTTTAATTTTAAAATCTCCTTCTTGTTTTACTTCTGTTGACATAATATGATAATATAAAATTAATTAATAAAATTTACCTCGGCTCAAATTGTTCTAAGCCAAAGCCACTTAAATTATCATTACCCGCTGATTCAAAATCTTTAGGTAATAAATCATTTTTTCTTTGATCAATAAGTTCAGATTGTTGCGTACCTTGTATTTTTACGCGTTTATCTTTTCTATCTTCTATTTCTTGTTCTTTTTTTGTTGCGGCAGATGCTTGTATTTGAGCTAGTTGTATATTATAGTTGAACTCTTCTGCCATTAATTGTTTCTTAATTAATGCTTCTTGCTCCATTCTAGCTATTTCAAAATCAGATTTAGCTTTTTCAATCTGTACTTTTGTTTCTGCTAAGGCTTGTTGTTTTTGTACTTCAGCTAAAGCCGCGGCTTCTGATGCCTGCGCATTTGCTTGAGCCTGCGCTTGTATATTAGCTTGATTAGCTTGTTGATCTCTTGCTGCTTTTTCTTTTCTTTTTAATTTTAATAATTGATTGGCTAATTTTAAATTTGATATTTGCCGTACATCAATAGCATCATCTAAATCAATTCCACCCGACTGTAAAGCAACTTGAATATTTTGTTCAAGTTTTGCTTTTTCTTCTTCGTCAGGCTCTAATTCTAAAAATATACCAAAATCGTGCATTGCTACTTTTTCCATTTCTTCTAATGTATTAACATTAAATGTATTAATACTATTAAGTAATGCATCTTTTGTTAATGGAAATTGCAAAGCATCATTGGCTCTCAAGCTTATATTTTCTGCTGTTTTAATTGTAATATACATTAAAGCTTTTAAAACATGCCGTGTAGCTACGTTTGAATTTGCTGCAGCCATTTTTTGCAAACCAACTAGTGCATTTTTATCTGGTGTACTTCCATCGACTGCCTCATTTAACCCTGTAACGTCTCTTATCATTTGTAAATAATATTGATAAGTAGATATTAATGATTGTATTTTAGCCATTCCGCTAGAAGATTGAAGTTCTTGTATAGGAACTTTACCTCTATTTAAATCACCATCTTGCGTTAATGATCTTCCAACAATGCTCCCTGTTTGAAAATACATATTTAATGCTTCGGCCGGGTTATAATTTGTGCCGTTGCCTAAATCAACTTCCGCTAAACCGTCCATATCTAAATAAACACCATCAGGAACAACTCTTGACAATACTTGTTGAAGTTTTAAATGCGTAAGCTGAATCATATCCGCAAAGCTTGTAATTCTGCTCACAAGAGAATCAACTCTTCCTTTATACATTCTAGGAGCACAAATAGAGTAATTCATGTTTACTTTAGTTACATCTGAAGACGGGCGAGTCATATTTTCGGCCAAGCTCCAGTCAAGAAGTTTATTTAAACCAAGAACTTTTGCTCCTGTATACAATACTTCTATACTTCTTGAAACTTTACTAAAATTATCATTTTCAGGAGGATTAAAAGTATCGTCTTTTTCTAATATTTTTTCTAATCCTTGATCAGTATTTTTTAATTTAAAAACTTGATTTGTGTATGTTTTGTATTCAAAAAATAACACAGATATTAAATTATTGTCATCTTGCCCTTTATAGTTTCTTGTATAATTACTATAATTGCTAGGCCCTTTATATTTTTGTATTTCTTCTAAATCTTCATTTGTAAGCTGAGGATATAATCTTTTTACTTCAGATAAGCTTAAATTTTTTACTTCCCCTACATAATATATATCATCAAAGTTTGGATCTTCTGTATAAGAATAAACAACATTCGCGGGGTCTACATAATCAATAGTAATTCCTTCTGAAAAATTAAAATTAGTTTTAGATATCCCAATACCTAAAACAGCTAAATCATAAGCAATCCGGCGTTGTATTTCATCATATTTATTAAAAGAAAAAACATTTTTAATAATTTCTTCTTCAGCAATTTCAACACTTTGTTTATAATTTAATTGTAAATATAAATCAAGTTCTTCTTGAGAAGCCGGCAATTTTTCAGGCTGAGCTGATGCATAAATGTCTTCGCCTGTTAACTCTTTAAATTGTTCTATTAAATTTTTATTTTCTATATCTCTAATAGCATTGAAAGCAAAATCAGTTCTTTCTTTTAATGCAAATGGGTCTGTAGCAAAAGATTTTATCTCATAACCTTTATCAGTCATACCATTAACTACAATATCTACAAACTTAGGTATTACAGGTACTATTTTCCAATCCAAATTTAAATAAGACAAATCACCATTTATAGATAATTCGTCTTTATATTTTTGTACGGGCTGCTCACCTCTAGCATACAATCTTAATCTATGATAATTTTGAAAGTTTTGTAAATACCTATCGCCCCCAATGTCTTGTCTAAACCATTCGTTTTCTATAGCCCGCCCTACCTGGATACCATAGTCATAACTATTCTTTACTGAATCAGGTACTACCTGATCTGGGAATGAACTGTTATAGTTAGTATTAATCATGTATTTAAATTATTTTTGATGTGACTCCAT